TCGCCGGTACTTTTCCAGCTTCTGGGGTGGTTGACGAGTGCAGCCAAGGGTGTCGTGACCACGAGCGAGGAGAAAATCGCGGACGTGACGTCCAATTCCCCCGTCGGGACCACTCAAGCGCTCATCGAGCAGGGTGCAGCGGTATTTTCCGCTATTCATGCGCGACTTCATGCATCCCAATCGCGTGTTCTGAAGATCCTTCAGCGCATCAACCGCTGGTACTTGGACGACATGTCCAAGGGCGACATCGTGCAGGAACTGCCGATCAAGCGCGAGGATTTCAATCGAAGCACCGACGTGATCCCGGTGAGCGACCCTCACATATTCTCGGAGACTCAGCGTTTTGCGCAGAATCAGGCTGTGCTCGCTCTGATGGAGAAATTCCCGGATCAATTCGACCGCAGGGCTGTGCTGCAGCGGGTTATCAAGCAGATGAAGGTGCAAAACCCCACTGAATTGATGCCAGCGCTGGCGGAACCGGAGGAGCGAAACGCAGCGGACGAGAATGCGGCGATGGCGATTGGTCGCGCAGCATTTGCATACCCGCACCAGAACCAACTGGCGCATATTCAGGCGCATTTGGACTTCGCGCTGAACCCGATGTTGGGCTCTTTGCCTATCATCGCGCCGTCTTTCATGCCGATGTTTCTGGAGCATTTCAAGCAGCATCTGATTCTCTGGTATCTGGGCCACATGAACGGCTATGTCGAGCAGTCGTTGGGCAAGAAGATCGAGGATTACGACATCCCAGGGATCACCGGAGATATCGACAAGCTATTCGCGGTGGCATCGCAGCACACTGATATCGACACGAAGGAAGCGTTCGAGAAGGTCGCACCAGCACTTCAAAAGCTCATCGAGGTCGCTCGGAAGTTCAAGCCCGAGCCCAAAATGGATGGAGCCGATTCAGTTATCCTCAAGACGTCGATGGCGGAGACCGAGAGGCGTGCGGCCAAAGACAAGATGGACGCGGAACACGCCAAAGCGAAGCTTCAGGCCGACATGCTCGAAGAGAATCGCAAAATGCAGATTCAGATCGCCACGAATGCGGCTGATAATCTGACTGACGAACGAATCAAGACTGCCGAACTGTCGAATGACGCTTCGCTCTTGAGAAATGAGCAGCAAAAAACTGCTATTGCCGCGCTGGAAAGCGCTCAACGAACCTTTGGAGAAGGAAATGGCTACATCGAACAGTGATCAAATGGGTCAAGACGTGAACCTGCATAAACGAATCGCTATGGGCGCTCGGCTCGACGGCAGTTCGATGGGTGCCAAAGAGCAGCCCAAAAGCAGCTCCAGCAGCAAGCCCAAGGTGGGCGCACTCATGCAGGCGAAGAAGAAATAATGCGATATGTCAGCGACTTCATCGGTGCTATCGAAGATCGCAAAGCGGCAATCGCGCAATCGTTAGTTAATGGTCACGCCGTTAACTTCGAAACCTACCAGCGTTTGGTAGGACAGCACCAAGGGCTTGAAGAAGCTCTGGTAATCCTTAACAATCTTCTAAAGGAAGACGAAATTGACAATTGAACTTATGCCGGATGCTTCGAATGAAGCCGCGCTGCGGGAAGCATTTCCCGAGGTGAATCCCGGTGCTCTGCCAGTAGGTGGACGTATTCTCGTGCAATGGCGTGCCGTTCGCGATAAAGTCACCGCATCGGGAATTGTGTTGCCTGAGGAAACGAAGGAAACCGAGAAGTGGAACACGCAGGTCGCGAAGGTGATCTCGATTGGTCCACTCGCTTTCAAAAAGCGTGACACGATGGAGCCATGGCCGGAAGGCAACTGGATCGCCGTCGGAGATTATGTGCGGATGCCCAAATGGGGCGGCGACCGCTGGGAAGTACCTTTCGAGATCGACGGTGCCAAAGGCAACGCGCTTTTCAGCATTTTTAATGACCACGAAGTGATTGCAAAAGTCACTGGTGATCCCTTGAAAGTGAAGGCATTCCTATGACTAGCACAGAGAAACTCGAATTGCAGGTATCGGAGGCGTCCGACGGGTCCGCGACAGTGGTTATGCCGCAGGGCGAGACTGCTCCGAATACCGGAGATACTTCCCAGAACCAATCCGGAGACACCCAAGACCGGGACGAAGACGTCGACAACGACGCCGACGACGATTCTGGTGGTTCGGACTCCGATGGGGGCGGCTCGGCGGGGTCAGACCCCGAGAGAGATGCGATCCGACAGGCTCGACGCGAGGAGCGATTCCTCAAGAAGAAGCTCCAGAAGGCTCGGATGAGCGAGAGCAATACGCTGATCAACACTCTGAAGCGTCAAAACGACCAGATGGCCGAGCGTTTGGCAGTTCTTGAAAAGAGGACTGCTGGAGCGGATCAGGCGCGGCTGGACAAGGCGATCGAAGATGCTCATGTGCGCCTGCAATACGCCAAGATGAAGATTAAGGAGTCGACCGAAATGGCCGACGGCACTGGTCTGGCTGAGGCGCAAGAGTCTTGGTACGACGCCCGTCGTCAGGTCGAGGCTTTGGAGGCACTCAAGAAAAAGGCCGTGTCCACGGCGACCAATTCGGCGGTCCCGAAAGCCCCCGATCCCCGACTCAAGCGTCTGGCGGGCGACTGGATGGCCCGAAATGATTGGTACGACCCCAACGGGAAAGACACGGATAGCCGCGTCGCGGTCAAAATCGACGAGAGTCTTGTCGAGGAAGGCTGGGACCCGACGAGTGACGAGTACTGGGAGGAGTTGGACAATAGATTGACAAAATATTTGCCGCACCGTTATAATGGTACCAGTGATGAAAGGTCGTCACAAGCACCTAGAAGGCCAAAGACGGTGGTAACTGGATCTGGACGTGAATCTCAAAGCACCCCGAAGGGGTCGGAGTTCCGTCTGTCTCCTGAGCGCGTTCGAGCGATCAAGGAAGCGGGTCGGTGGGATAATGTCTCCGAGCGCAACAAGATGATCCGCAAGTACGCTGAGTATGACCGTATGAATACGAATAGGAGCTGATTATGAAAGACGACCGCATCAAAAAAGATCTCACCGCTGGTGGCCGGGACTCTCGCGCTACGCAAGATCGTAGAGCCGCCAGTGATGAATTAGCAAGCCAGCAGGAGCGTCGCAGGATGTTCCGGAACGAGTGGATTCAAGAATCCCTCCCCAAGCCGCCCGATATTCCGGGCTATCATCTTACTTGGCTCTCTACCACTAACGGGTACGATCCTATCCACAAACGTCTCCGCATGGGGTACACCCCCGTCGCGATCGAAGAAGTTCCGGGCTTTGAAAACTACAAAGTGAAAGCCGGAGAACACGCTGGATTCGTGGCATGCAACGAGATGCTTTTGTACAAGCTCCCGAACGAACTCTATCAGCAAATCATGGAAGAGCTGCATCACTTCGCTCCCCAGGATGAAGCGGACAAAATCCGCACGCAGATTGAGAACATGGGACCTCGGGATAGTAAAGGTCGTCCGCTTGGTATGGTTGAAGGTGAGGGGATGAGTCAGCTTGACCAAACCATGCCCGTTCCGGTATTTACCTGACGGATCTCGAACTGTATTGGAGAAACTAATATGTCTTCTGCAAATGCACCGTTCGGTCTGCGTCCCGCTTTCCACCCCTCCGGTTTGGATCGCGCTCAAGCGCTGGCTGGCGGTATCGTCTCGGGGTACTCCTCGGACATTCTCAAGGGCCAACCGGTCAAATACGTAACCGGTGGTACTATCGAGCCAGCAGCCGCTGGCGATCGCTTTGCTGGCGCTTTTGCTGGCGTGGAGTGGACCGACACCACTGGTCGTCGTCGCGTCTCGAACTATTGGCCTGCCAACACGGCATACCAGACTGGTTCGTGTGTGGCCTATTTCTACAATGATCCTCTGATCGTGTACGAAATTCAGGCAGACGGCTCTTTGGCGCAGACCTCTATCGGTGATCAAGCCGATCTAAGTGCTACCACCGCAGGTTCTAACGTCACTGGTCTGTCGCAGTGCACCATCTCGACCACTTTGGCCGGTGCTGGTGCTAGTGCTCAGATGCGGATCGTTGATCTTGCCCCGTACCCCGACAATGCTTGGGGCGATGCGTTCACGATTGTTCGCGCAACCATCAACGAGGCGCAGTTCCAAGCGTCCGTTAACGCCATCTAAGGGGGTAAATCATGGCTGCTCCGATGAGAAGTACAGACTTTCGTTCGATCGTTGAACCGATTCTGAACGAATGTTTTGATGGTGTGTACGAGCAACGCAAGGATGAATGGTCTCGCGTTTTCCGCGAAGAGAACGGCATCCCGCGTAACTACCACGAAGAACCCGTCCTGTATGGGTTTGGTGCCGCTCCCCAACTGCCTGATGGCACTCCGGTGACTTATCAGCAGGGCGGTGTGCTGTTCCTCAAGCGCTACGTTTACAACGTGTACGGTCTGGCCTTCGCGCTGACCAAAGTGTTGGTGGAAGACGGCGATCATATTCGTATTGGTCAGGTGTACGCCAAGCACTTGGCGCAATCCATGATCGAGACCAAGGAAACGCTGTCGGCCAACGTGCTGAACCGCGCTTTCAACGCCTCGTATCCTGGCGGCGACGGTGTGCAGCTTAACAGCGCTTCGCACCCGATCGTCAACGGTACTTTCAGTAACCTGCTGAGCACCGCAGCTAACCTGTCGCAGACTTCGCTTGAGCAAATGCTCATTCAGATCCGTCAGGCTGTGGACAACAACGGCAAGAAGATTCGTCTGGTGCCCCGCCAACTGGTGGTCGCTCCTGGCAACGTCTTCCAGGCCGAAGTGCTGCTCAAATCGGTGCTGCGTGCTGGTACGGCTAACAACGACATCAACCCCGTCAAGTCTATTGGCTTGCTGGATGAGGGTGCCGCTGTTCTGTCCCGTCTGACCAACGCCAATGCATGGTGGGTTCAGACCGACGCTCCCGAGGGTATGAAGCTGATGATGCGTCGCGCTATGGAGAAGACCATGGAAGGCGATTTCGAAACTGACTCGATGCGCTACAAGGCCACCGAGCGTTACGACGTTGGCTTCACTGATCCTCGTGCGATGTACGGTACTCCCGGCGTCTAAACCTAAGTGGGGGCTTCGGCCCCTGCTCCATTAAGGAGAAAGACAATGGCACAAACGTACTTTGGTAGCACTGTCCGTGCTGGCTCTGGAACTCTGACCGATACCGTTGACGGCGGTTTCACGGTCTTGACCCAGACTACCACGGTCACGACCGCAACCGCAGGAACCGCAACTAGCGCGACTCTGACTCTCCCCGCTTCGTCCCAGATCATCGACTTTTATGTAGATACGGTTCAGGATGGGGTCGTGGGGGGTGGTACTGCGACCGCGATTGCGATGACTATTGGCACCGCTGCGGCAGGGACACAATATGTGTCTTCTACCGACATTTTTGCCGGTGGTCGTGCGGCTTTGACTTTTACTGCAGCCCAACTGGCGGCGATGGCGAATATTGGAACCAACCAATCCGTTGTCATCACGGTTGATCCCGACGGCACGATCAGCACGACCCAGGCGATTGTTCGTCTGACCGTTGTGTATGCTCAGAAAGTTTAAGGAGGCACATCATGGGCCAATTTAAACCGATGGTGAAGATGCAGACCACTGAACCCAGTGTTGAGCTTAAACTCAAGACTGGTGGGTCCGCAACCCACAAGCGTGCGCAGAAGGAGGGAGCCCCTGTTCGTAAAATGGATGGTGGGGTTATGGGTGCTCTGGCTGGTCGCAGCCCGATTACGCCGCCTATGGGCAACCCCGCTGCTGCTCGTGCTATGGCCGCGAAGAAGATGATGCGTCGGCCCCCTGCGATGCCTCCTGCGCCTCCGATGCAGGCTATGCCTCCCATGAAAAAGGGTGGAGAGGTGGAAACTCCGGCTATGCATAAAGCCGAGATGGGTGCCATCAAGAAGGTGGACAAGAAACTCACGAAGCACGCCGCTTCCCCCGCGTCCAAGGCTCACAAAGGCCTTAAGACCGGTGGTGTGATGAAGTCCACTAAGCCTGCCGAGTACAAGACCGGTGGTGTGGTGAATGGTCAAGCCGGGTTCAAGTCTGGTGGTATCATCAAGACTATGAATCGCAAAACCACGAAAGTGGTTGAAGCTCGACCCGACACCAATTCAGCTCCTACCGGCGATGTGAAACTTGGTAACGCTGGCGGCTACAAGAAGGGTGGTGCTGCAAAAAAGCATTTTGCTACGGGGGGCGCAGTTAACAACTCCGGCCATGCCGTAGCAATGCCAAAGAAAGCTCCGTCTAAACCTGTGGCGATTAGCCAGTTATCCGGCACGTTCAAACGTGGCGGCAGAGTTAAAAACGAAGAGTGTTGATAATGGGGGCTTCGGCCCCCATTTTTCTAGGAGAGTTAAATGTCAACGTTGACGAATGTGTTCTCGGCGCACAGGGATGCAACTGGTGTGATTTACGCTGGTGCTACGAATCTTGCCGGGTATCAGCTATTGACCGGTGGCACGGCTGGGGAGATAGTGTTCCGCGATGGCGGTGCATCCGGCACTGTGCTTTTGCGAGTCAACATTTCTGCTTCACCAACAAACCCGTTTTCTACTTTGATACCGGGCAACGGAATTCGTTTCAGCACCAATATCCACGTTACTCTGCCAGCAGCTGCCGCAGTGACAATTTTCTGCGGTTGACCATGCCTGCGAAGTCGAAAGCTCAGTTCCGCCTGATGAAAGCGGCAGAGAACGACCCTAAGTTCAGCAGGAAGGTAGGCATCAAGCAGGACGTCGCCGCCGAATACACCTCTTCTAATAGGGGCAGGAAGGCCTACGGAAGCCTTCCGGAGCGCATGAAGAGCGGTGGTGTGGCCCTAAGTATCGGCAGGGGTGAGAAGATGCCTGTGGAACGCGGTGCGGGTTTGACAGCCAAGGGTCGTGCGAAGTATAATAAAGAGACCGGATCTAAACTGAAGGCACCACAGCCTCAAGGCGGAGCACGACGAGATTCCTTTTGCGCCAGAATGGGTGCGGTCGCAGAAAAAAGCGAAAAGGGTAGTCGGTCTCGCGCGTCCATGAAGCGGTGGAATTGCCCCGGGTGGTGAGGACAAAATGGCTTATTCTGGGACAGTAGGTACCACCGTTATTCCCGTGCAGACCCTGATTGATCACGGGGCACGTCGATGCGGGAAGATGGCTGAAGAGTTGACGTCAGAACAGCTTTTGAGCGCGAAGGAATCCCTGTTTTTTCTCCTCAGCAACCTCATCAATATTGGTATTCAGTACTGGGCGATTGACAAAAAGGTGTTCGGGCTGCAAGCCGACAATTACGTATACAAGCTGCCCTTAGGATCGAACGACGTTCTCCAGGCCTTGTATCGTAGGATGAATCGCCCTACTCCGAACAGCACTGGCGGTTATGCCAGTAGTGCGGGCGGCATCGTGGCTAATGCTTTCGATTCGAATACCGACACGATTTGCACTCAGACAAGCACGAATGGAAACATCGCCGTAGATTACGGCACTAACAATCCGGTTTATGTAGGTTCGATTGGTGTCTTACCTGGAGTATCGGGTAATTTCAATGTCGTTTTTGAGTACTCAGTTGATGGGATCACCTGGAGCACCTTACTCGCGCCTGGAGCCACAGCTTGGGTGAATAATGAGTGGCTTTGGTACGACATTGAGGCTGGCCAGACGGTGCAGTTTTACCGAATTCGCGAGACCGGTGGCAATACGTTATCGTTACGCGAACTTTATTTCGGTAACAATTCTACTGAAATCACGATGGCTCGTCTTAACCGAGACGATTACACGAATCTGCCCAATAAGAATTTCACAGCGAACCAACCATTTCAGTATTGGTTCAATAGGACTATTCCTCAGCCCGAGATTTATTTGTGGCCGGTGCCGTCTGACCCGTTTGTTCAAATGACTGTCTGGTATTCGCGCCAGATCATGGATGTCGGCGATTTGTACGGAGAATTGGAGATCCCCCAACGTTGGTTCCTGGCTATACAATGCATGCTGGCCCATCAGATGTCTCAGGAACTTCCCAGTGTGGATTTGGCCCGGATCAAGTATCTTGAAGAGCAAGCCGAAAAATACCTTGTTCTTGCCGAGGTCGAGGAAAGAGACAAATCGCCGATTTATTTTGCACCCAATATTAGCGTGTACACGAGGTAAACTATGCCGATTTTCCTTGACACTTTGGGTTATTCGGACATCGCGATTGCGGTGTGCGACAGGTGCAAGATGAAAAGGCCTCACGCTGTGATGAGGTCGGACCCCAATTTTCCTGGCCTTCAAGTGTGCGATCAAGGGTGTGCCGATCAATTCGACCCCTACCGTTTGGCGGCTCGCAAGACGGAAAGAATCAATATTCGATTTCCGAGACCTGATGTCTCAGTCGCTTTAGATCCCAACAATTTGACTGCCGGTGAGCCTTACGGCGGGGCGGTTCTCTCTCCGGAGCAGAACACGAATATTCCGCAGAATGACGGTAATCTAGACGGTCTAGAAATACAGCCGTGATATGCCGAACGTAACAATCACCCAACTACCTGCGGCTGGCCCGATTACCGGAACAGAGTCGGTACCAATCGTTCAGAACGGTCAAACGGTTCGTGCTACGACTTCTGCTATCGCTAGCGCTCCGAATCAGCAACAGACTTTCCTCACTCTGGTACAAGAAACGACGTTACCTAACAGTCGATATCTGTCTACAAGTACCGGTCTTGGCTTAGTTGATGGTGGCCCGCAAGCGTTTTATAGAATCACGCTTAATGGCGCGGCGGGCTCGTTGGAGCTTGCCGGCACCGGTATTATTGCTAAGACATCTGCCAGCGCGGTTACAAGCCGCAGTATTGCTGTCACCGGCGCAGGTTTGGCCATCTCCAATGGCGACGGCGTTGCAGGCAATCCCACGATCTCACTTGCTGGGCTGGCTGCAGCCATGGCGAACGTTGGTGGAACTGGGCTGCTGGCTTTTCAAAACGGGTCAACTGCGGGCGGCGTGCTGATTGCTGGAACTGCAGATCAGATCTCTGTGGCCAACGGTAATGGCGCTGGTGGCAACCCAACGATCAGTTTCGCGCTCAATCCAATTTTGCCGGGAACCGAGGCGGTTACACTGCCGAAAGGGACCACAGCAGAACGTCCTGCTGGTAGTGATGGACAAATTCGTTTCAATACAGATACGAATCAATATGAAGGCTACGTCAGCGGGCATTGGTCTAATGCCCTTGGTGCTTCCGGATTTTCCGGATTTTCTGGGTATTCAGGTTTTTCTGGATTAGGTCTTTCCGGGTACAGTGGTGAATCGGGGTTTTCTGGAATTTCGGGCTTTTCGGGCGAGTCTGGCTTCTCTGGAATTTCCGGCTTTTCTGGTATCTCGGGCTTTTCGGGCACATCTGGGTTTTCGGGAGTAAGTGGGTTTTCCGGGATTTCCGGCTTTTCTGGTGTCTCAGGTTTCAGTGGCGATTCTGGTTTTTCAGGTGTTTCCGGATTTTCCGGGTCTGGAATATCCGGATTTTCTGGAATATCTGGATTTTCTGGAATATCTGGATTTTCTGGAACGTCGGGTTTTTCCGGCATATCTGGATTCTCAGGAATTTCTGGATTTAGCGGTATTTCCGGATTCTCCGGGGTGTCTGGATTTTCTGGAACGTCAGGTTTTTCCGGGAGTGGTATCTCCGGTTTTTCTGGAATCTCTGGGTTTAGCGGTATTTCCGGGTTTTCCGGAATCAGTGGTTTTTCTGGCATTTCCGGAATCAGTGGTTTTTCTGGCATTTCCGGTATTTCTGGGTTCAGCGGGTTTTCCGGAGAATCTGGATTCTCCGGTTCAGGGATAAGTGGCTTCTCTGGATCAGGAATAAGTGGTTTTTCAGGCACTTCTGGCTTTTCTGGTATTTCAGGCTTTTCAGGCACTTCAGGCTTTTCAGGCACTTCTGGCTTTTCTGGTATTTCAGGCTTTTCTGGCTTTTCTGGTATTTCAGGCTTTTCTGGTATTTCAGGCTTTTCTGGGATCTCTGGTTTTTCTGGATTTTCTGGATTTTCCGGATCGGGCATCAGCGGCTTTTCAGGCTTTTCAGGCAGATCTGGGTTCTCAGGCAGTGGCATCAGCGGCTTTTCAGGCTTTTCAGGCTTTTCAGGCTTTTCAGGCAGATCCGGGTTCTCAGGCAGTGGCATCAGCGGGTTCTCAGGGCGATCCGGCTTCTCTGGATCAGGGATAAGCGGATTTTCTGGCATTTCCGGTTTCTCGGGCCAGTCTGGATTTTCTGGATCAGGCGTCAGTGGTTTTTCTGGCTCCGGTCTTTCTGGGTTTTCAGGTACATCTGGTTTTTCTGGGTTTAGCGGCACTTCTGGATGGAGCGGATTTTCTGGCATTTCCGGTTTCTCGGGCCAGTCTGGATTTTCTGGATCAGGCGTCAGTGGTTTTTCTGGCTCCGGTCTTTCTGGGTTTTCAGGCACATCTGGTTTTTCTGGGTTTAGCGGCACTTCTGGATGGAGCGGATTTTCTGGAGCACCTCCCACAACAGTCACTGTTTCCACCAGCACAGCAACCACCGCGTATTTGACTTTTGTTACAGGCACAACAGGCAGTCAATCTGTGCTTGTCAATAGCGGCTTGACTTACAATGGAACGACAAACGCCATAACGGGCGGCGTTGCAGGAGGCGCGTTCTAATGAAATATAGCATCGTCATCCCAACGTACAACAACTGCGACAAGTACCTCAAGCCGTGCCTTGACTCCATTTTTAAGTGGACAGACTTGACCGATGTTGAGTTGGTCATCTCTGCCAACGGATGCACTGACAATACATTTTGGTACTTGCAATCTCTCAAGAATCAGTTTGATGCAATTGGGTTTTCCAGTCACTTCAAGGTGGTCTGGGACGACAAGCCGCTTGGGTATGCAAAAGCCACCAACGAGGGCATCAAGGTTGCGACCGGGCAGCGCATTGTTCTTCTGAACAATGACACGCTGTTCTTAGAGCAACCCAAGACTTGCTGGTTGGAGTTGTTTGAAAAGCCGTTCCAGGAAAACCCAAAATGCGGCATATCGTGTGTTATCAAGGGGGCGTCGGAGCCAGCGGGGCGTGATTTCGCAGTCTTTTTTTGTGTGATGGTTGACCGCAAAGTTTTTGACGCCATTGGTCTTTTGAACGAGGAATACGGGGTTGGTGGTGGTGAGGACACCGAGTTCTGTATTGAGGCAGAGAAGGCCGGTTTTGAGGTGCAGGAGGCGCTCTCTAAAACGTGGGATGGTACACAATACACAGGGTGGTTCCCTATTTACCATAAGGGCGAAGGCACGATGCACGACCCCGACTTGGTGAAGGGTTGGGACAATATCTTTTTGCGGAACAGCCTGAAATTAGCCAAAAAGTACAATTTCGAGTGGTATCGGTGGCGACTGTCCAATTATTGGGAGCGAGCGGTTTTTCTAAAAGGCGACCATGTATACCCTCGGGAAGTAACCCGTTACAAGTGGGCCAATGAAAATCTAATCGGCAAGAAAGTTCTGGAGATTGGCTGCTCGAACGGTTACGGAACACAATTCTTCCCGCAAGACATTGATTACACGGGTGTGGACTATGACCCGATCATTGTTGAGGTCGCAAAAGAACAGGGCTGGGGTGAGCACACCAAGTTCTTCAATGCAGACATAAATCAGTTTCCTCTTGAGCAGTATGATTCGATAGTGGCGTTCGAAGTTATTGAGCATATTGACAATGGTCTTGAGGTCGTAGAGCGCCTGAAAAAACACTGCAAGCGACTGATGATTACAGTGCCTATGAATGAGCCTGTTGGGTTTTGGGGGCCGTACCACAAGTTGCATGGGCTCAATGAGAGCCACTTCCCCGGTTTTGAGTTTAACTACATCAACGAGGCCGGAGAGATTTTGCCGATAGCTCACCCTATCAGCGACGCAAACCGTTTGAACTTGATGATTTGCCGGTGGACAAATGACTAAAATTCTTTGTTCAATTTCCACCAGGGGGCGATATAACAGTACGCTGCCCCTGGCGCTGCAGGCCATCATCATGCAAACTCGGCCTGTTGATAAGCTCGTCATCTTTGACGACAACGACGAGCCGCAGGATGTGCGATCAGAATTGATCTATTCGCACTTCTTTCAGATTTTGCAAGAGAAGAACATTGCCTGGGAGTGGCTCTTTGCGGCAAAAAAAGGCCAGCATCACAACCATCAGATTGCAAATCGAATGGGTTTTGATTGGGTTTGGCGTGTAGATGATGACGCTATTCCCGAGCCGAACGTGTTGGAGAATCTTTGCAAGCACATTGCAAACGATGTCGGCGCTATTGGTGGGTCTGTTCTGACCAAACCATTTGGTCCCAAGCCAATTGAGGCAACCGGACGGATTGACATGATCAATTCCGAGCCGAACATTCAGTGGTCTTATATCAACCGAGTGCAAGAGGTAGAGCATTTGCATTGCACGTTCTTGTATCGTGCCGGTGTGTATGACTACAACACGGGTTTATCTAGAGTGGCGCACAGGGAAGAGACATTGTTCACATACGGCCTGTTTCAGAAAGGATACAAGGTTCTGGTGGTGCCTGATGCTGTGACATGGCATCTGAAAAACCCGCATGGTGGTATCCGCAGTGAGACGAACCAAAAACTATACGAGCAAGACGAAAAAATCTTCCAAAATTTCCTGGCTCATCGCGACAAGACGATTGTCGTGCTCAACTGCGGCATGGGCGATCACATTGTGTTCACTCATGTTCTGCCTGAAATCGAAAATCCAGTCATCTTTGGTTGCTATCCAGAGATAGTGCCTTGCCGGTCGATTGCAGAGGCGCAGTCGCTGTTTGGCAGCATTGACATGTTTAACGTATACGGCAAGATGGATCAGTGGAAGTGGAGGGGAAATCTTGAGGGGGCGTACAGGAGGATGTACGCATGATCTTGATTTCTCCGTACTCCAAGGCTCTCATGAGCGGAAAGCAAAATCCCAAGAATTACCCGTTCTGGGAGCAGTTGATCCCCATGATAGATGATGAGATCATTCAAATCGGAATCACTGGAGAACGGCAGCTCGTTCCCGACTTCAGGAGGGACTTGTCCGTCCAGCAGTTGCGTGAGTTGATCAGGCAGTGTGATACATGGATTGCGTGCGACAGTTTTTTTCAGCACCTGGGCTGGGATGAGGGAAAAAAGGGAATTGTTCTTTGGTCGGTGTCTGATCCGTTGATTTATGGGCACCCTGAGAACGTGAACCTTCTCAAGAGCAGGGACTGTCTACATGAGAACCAATTTTTGTGGTGGGAGTTCGTGGAACATGACCCCAATAAATTTGTTGAGCCAGAGACCGTTTTGCAAGCATTGGATGACTTGTTGCGGTTGAAAAGGTCGAAATCATTTCTAATATCTAATCAAAAGTGAGGTAAATCATGGCCCAGACTGGATACACGCCCCTGCTCATTTACGCATCTGGCACTGCGTCCAACGTGCCTTTACCTGCGAATTTGACCAGTAGCGCATCGGGTGCTGAACTTGCGCTAAATTACGCGGATGGCAAGCTGTACTACAAGGACAGCAGTGGCGTGGTTCAACTTCTTGCTAGTAACGCAACGGCGTCCAATTCAATTTCTTTTGGTACAACGGGGTTAACGCCGAGCACTGCAACGACAGGCCCGGTGACAGTTGCCGGGACGCTTGCCACAACTAACGGTGGCACGGGGCTTACATCATTTGCTTCCGGGCAATTGTTTTACGCCTCTTCCTCCAGTGCGGTCGGGCAGTCGGCAAATTTAACATTTGCAAGTAATATTCTTAACGTCCACGGGATCAATGTTGGCCGTGGCGCTGGTGCGGTGAGTTCCAATACCGCAGTTGGTGCTAGTGCTTTATCGGCCAATGCCGCAGGGTCACAAAACACGGCAGTTGGCAATGATGCGCTTTTATCCAACACTAGTGGCAACAACAACACCGCAGTTGGCAATGACGCGCTTCAGAGCAACAATGGGGGTAACGGAAATACTGCATTTGGGAGTCTTGCACTGGCTACCAACAGTTCCGGCGGCACTAACGTTGCAGTCGGCTATGCCGCCCTAAATGTGAGCACCACAGGCGACAATAACACTGCAATTGGCGCTAGTGCCGGTTCTGCCATAACTACTGGGGCAAAAAACTGTATTCTCGGCTCTTATACGGGAAATCAAGGCGGTCTTGATATCCGCACTTCCAGCAACTACATCGTTCTTTCCGATGGCGATGGGAACCCGAGAGCTTACTGGAATGGGGCGAATGCCACATTCAATGGCGGCTTGACTCTGACGGCGTACTTGAGGACTGCGGTTGCGTCTGTAACAAGTGCTTCTACCGTAACGCCAACTTCTGACGCTTCCAATCAGTACAACGTAACGGCGCTGGCCGTGCCAGCCACATTCGCGGCACCTAGTGGAACACCCGTCGACGGGCAGAAACTTGTGCTGCGGATTAAGGACGACGGTACTGCGCGAGCTTTGACTTGGAATGCGATTTATCGTGTGGTTGGCACGGTTTTACCAACAACCACAGTAGCTACCAAGACGACTTATGTGGGGTGTATTTACAACAGCGCAGATACAGTCTGGGACGTGGTTGCTGTTACAACGCAGGCTTAAATCATGATCAAGATCGATTTTCAATTTGAAACACCATACGGCAAGTTTGCCGATGCCCTCCATCTGCCTGATGACCACGGTTTGAATGAGGAACAGATTGAGGAAATGAAGGCGCAGCGTCGGGACAACTGGATCGCAGTTATTACTGCGCCCCCTGTCGAAGAAACCCCTGTCGAAGAAACCTCTGTTGAAATTTTGCAGGAGTAAACATGGCCGCTAGATTTTGGGTCGGTGGTACAAACACTTGGGACGCGACCACCACAGCTAACTGGTCTGCAACATCTGGCGGGGCTGGTGGGGCGTCTGTTCCCGGCGCTGCTGACGATGTGACAATCGACACTGCATCCATTATTGTTACTACAAATTACAACGTATCTGTAATTTCGGTGACGATTAATGCTTCCGCCGCAACATTGAGTCTTGGCGGCACGTTGACTTGTTCTAGTCCAATCACAGTCACCCAAGGAACCTTCACCACTAACAACTTCAACATCACTGCCACACAACTAAGCTCAAACAACAGCAACACACGAACGATTAACCTAGGTAGTTCTACGCTTACGTTGAGCGGTTTTATCGTCGTCAATTTTACAACGAGTACAGGGCTGACTTTTAACGCGGGAACATCAAGCATTGTTTGTTCTTCTACTGGCCCTTCTGTCGTTGGGGGCGGGCTAGCTTTTTATGACATTCAATACACATCAACTGCAATTACTAACTCGTCGCTTGAGAATGTCTCCTCCGCTAGAAACATTACGATTGCTGGCCGGGCATCAGCGGGCGTAAGTGGGTTTATAATCACGGCAAACACAACTATCAGCGGCACTCTGACGCTCTCCGCAGGAACAGACGCAACATGCAGGACGTTTGTTCGATCAAGCACCATCGGTACAACCAGAACTCTGACTTGCGCTGCTGTTTCTGCTCCAACAGACATTGACTTCCGTGACATCACCATTGCTGGTGCTGCTGCTCCTGTGTCTGGTACTCGGTTGGGTGACGCTAAAGGCAACAGTGGGATTACGTTTGGCGCTGGAACCACAAAGTATTGGAACCTTGCTGCTGGTGGTAATTGGAATGCAACGGGGTGGGCAACGTCTTCTGGTGGCACGCCAGCGGTAAACAACTTTCCTCTTGCACAAGACACTGCGCTATTTGAAGCAACAGGTTTAAATAGCGGGGCAACAATTACGATCAGCATCGCTTACAATGTTGGCACGATTGACATGAGTGCCCGTACCAGCAACACGATGACGCTGGCAACGGGTACGACTACACTGCCGATTTACGGCAACTTGATTAACGGTACAGGCACTACGATGACTGGAATCGGAAATCTGGTTTTTACGGGGCCAAGCAGTCAAACAATTACAAGCGCTGGTAGGACCTTTACTCAATCGATTAACGTAACTAAACCGGGGGGCGTTCTTACGCTGCTAGACGCCTTTTTATCAAACCGAAGCAACGTAGGCGCGCTAACGATTACTACCGGAACTTTTGACGCTAACAATTACAACGTCACACTAACAGGTAGTGCTTCGGCTGTTAGTTTAACGGCGGCAAACGTCAGAACAGTTGCTATTGGTTCCGGAACTTGGACCCTGTCTGGACTTACCGCTTGGAACGTGGCAAGCCCTGCAAATTTAACCGTAACAGGCACGGGCACAATCAGCCTTATAAGCGCGTCCAACAAAAACTTTGTTGGCGGGGGTATTCAAACTTACCCAACGCTCAACCAAGGCGGTACCGGCGCACTTAGAGTTTTAGGTAGTAACAAGTTTGCCAACATTACCAACACGGCAATAGGGAGAGTGGAATTTGACCCCGGTCAAACCAATATTTTTACCGCATTCAACCTTAACGGCGTTTTGGGCAATTTGCTTCAACTTGGGACAAATACAGCAGCCCAAACAACACTACAAAAGTCCAGCGCTTGGCTGATGGGCGCAAACTCCACCGATGGCGGCAACAACACGGGGCTGAGTTTTACTGCTGGTGGCGGGATTGACTATTTGTCAGTCAGCTATATCAACGGCACTGTGGTAGCCCCTGGCAACTTCTTCGCTTTCTTTTGAGCATAAAATAAGGGGTTCGTGAGATGAGTACAGTGAACGCTACCGATGCAAGGCTGACTACGCATGAGGAAGTGTGTGCAATTAGGTACGAGCAGATCAACGCTCGACTCAAGCGCATTGAGGCCATCATGATGAAGACTGCTGGCATCATGCTTGTGTCAATGGCCGGAACGATCTTCGCGGCGATCTGGATCACGAGGTGACCTGTAATGGCTTGGTCTGACGTACTTAAGGCGGTCATTCCCATCGTGGTGGCTGCGCTGGCATGGCTGCTCGGACAGGTTGCGTCCTTCTCTGAGCGCCTGACGAAGATTGAGGGGCAGATGCCTGCCTTGATCACCAAAGAGGGCGTGCCCACTGATAGCCCGATCAGCGCGGAGCGCAGGGCTGTTCTCAAGGAGCAGTTGATGACCCACATCAACGATCTTCAGGTCAAGGTTCGCCTGCTTGAAGAGCGCGAGCGTATTGCAAAAGGAGTCAAATAATGCTGTCCCTCATCTCTACCCTCGGTGGCTTGCTGATCAGCGGCCTGCCAAAGCTGCTTGAGTTCTTCCAGAACAAGAGCGACCAGAAGCACGAGCTTGCCCTTGCGCGGCTCCAAAACGAGCGGGAGCTTGCCTTGGCCGCTCAGGGGTACGCCGCCCAGCAGCGCATCGAGGAAATCCGCACCGATCAGGTCATGATGCAGACCGAGGCGCAGATGACCGAGGCTGCGCTCAAGCATGACGAGCAAGTGTTGGAGAAGGCTCACAAATGGGTTGCCAGCTATGTCGGCACTGTGCGCCCGACGGTGACCTACATCTTTGTGATCGAGCTTGTGCTGATCAACGCCTTCATGGCGGTGTACCTGTGGAATCACCCGACACTGATCACCAGCATCGACGATGTGGTCAAGTACAGCAGTCTGATCTTCTCCAGCGACGAGATGGCCATGCTGGGCGGGATCATTGGATTTTGGTTCGGTTCGCGTCAGTGGAGCAAGAAGTGAAACTGAGCAAGGCCGGTGCTGCGATGATGCACAAGTACGAGGGGTGTAAGAACCGCCCGTACCTGTGTCCGGCGCACATCTGGACAATTGGATATGGCCATGTGCTGTACCAAGAGCAGATCCGCCTGCCGATGTTCCGGCCAGAAGGAAAGACCAAAGCCGACATCCCCATGATTCGCAGTGAGTATCCACTCAAACCGGAGGACAACCGTGTCTGGACAAAGCAAGAAATTGATGATCTCTTCGCGCAGGATGTCGCAGATTTTGAACGCGGTGTTCTTCGACTTGTTCCCCCTGCTGTTGGGCATCAAGGCCGCTTTGACGCTTTGGTCTCTTTTTCCTTTAACGTAGGGTTAGGCAACCTCCAGCGTTCTACCGTCCGCATCAAGGCAAATCGCATGGAATTTGAAGCCGCAGCAGATGCCTTATTGCTTTGGAACAAGGGCGGGGGTAAAGTGCTCGCAGGGCTGGATCGTCGGCGCAAGGAAGAAAAGGTATTTTTCCTTTCGAACTAGTTGTTCGAGATGTTTTCACGTGGTAAAATATTTTACCGGTCCGTTAAGGGGGTCCTATGACGACAGCGGCTGTAATGACTTACGACAGCCTAGTTCAAGATATTCAACAATATCTTGAGCGAAATGATGCGGCTACGGTCAGCAAGATTCCGCTGTTCATCATGCTTTGTGAACAGAAGCTTGCATCCGACATTAAGTTTCTGGGTAACCTAATCGTCAACACGAGCACCATGGTTCAAGGGCAACCGGTGATTGACAAACCGGCCCGTTGGCGCAAAACGGTATCCATGAATGTCACAGTGGGTGGGACCAAGCAACCGGTCTTGCTGCGCAAGTATGAGTATTTGCGTGAGTATTGGCCGGTGGCGACAGACCAGAGTGTACCCAAATACTACTGCGATTATGACTACACTCACTGGTTGATCGCTCCGACACCGGACAGCGCGTATACGTTCGAAGTGTTATATTACGAGAGGGTGCAACCACTCGATTCCAGCAACCAGACCAATTGGTTTACCCAGTATGCGCCGCAAGCCATGCTTTACGGGTCTCTGCTGCAGGCCATGCCGTTTCTAAAGAATGACGGTAGGATAGCCGTTTGGAAACAGGAATATGCCGAAATCGTCGCAGCTTTGAAGAGCGAAGACCTGACTCGGATCGTTGATCGTCAATCTATGGTGTTAGACGCATGAGTTACAACAGCCCATTTACCGGAAACGTCATCCAGCCCACTGACGTTTCGTATCGATCCATCACACTAACTGCGAATACGCAGTTAGAATGGCCGATAAACGGTAGCTATACCGGCGACTACGCAGCTCGAATTATGGAGGTCGCGCCATCGGGACCTAACCTTCAGCTCTGGATGCCTCCAGCGAATCAAGCGTCAGTCGGCCAGGACGCCATGATTCGCAACACTGGTTCCTTCGCGTTCACTGTATATGATTTTGACGGTCAGAACAGCATTGTAACGGTGGCGGCTGGTGAGGCTCAGTACATATACATCACCGACAACCCAGACGAGTCCGGTACTTGGGGTATTATCGCTTTCGGCATAGGTTCTTCTGGTGCCGATGCGGCTACGCTAGCCGGTTATGGTTTGTTGGCAGTAGGCTTGACTCTGAATCAAAGCCATCCAGTGGTGTCGCATTCAAGTAATTACACCGTACTGGACACAGATAGGGCGAAGTTCCTGACTTGGTTGGGTGGAGCGGGGACATTTACCCTTAGTTCTGCGTCATCCCTTGGGAATAATTGGTTCACTATGGTACGCAACAGCGGCACCGGGTCTTTAACAATCAATACTAGCGGTTCCGATTTCATTAATGGTTCTCTTAGTATCGTCCTTCAACCGAGTGACAGCGCATTCGTCGTTAATTCCGGTTCGGCTTTTTTCACTGTAGGCCTTGGTAGAAACACTCAGTTTAACTTCTCGCAGCTCACGAAGTTGGTGTCCAGCGGTACCTACGTTCTCACAAGTGCAGAAGCGTCGAATACGATTCAGAAATATGTGGGTACCCTCGCCGGGAATGTCACCATCCAAGTACCCCCTACTATTCAAGTATATTACGTCCAAAATGCCGTCGATCCCACGGTGAACAATTACTCGCTCACTCTCTCGACTGGTGTTGCGGGGAGTGCTTCAGCGACAGTTCCAGCAAACGCACAAACCATTCTGATTTGTGATTCAGTCAACATCGTGGCTGCAAGCTCAACCATAACGGCCGGTGCCACATCTCTTGCCTTGCTAAACGGTTCGGTGTCGGCTCCATCTCTTTACTTCGCGCTGGAGACAGGCACGGGTCTGTACAGGCCATCTTCCGGTGCTATGGGTCTGGCTGTGCTGGGCACAAACGTCGTTACCTGGAACACAAGCGGCATGACATTACCCGGCGTGGGGACATTTCTAGGGGGCGTTTCGGGGGGCACCTTTTAATGACCGCCAAGGTCTTTGCTCTCGACACCAAAGCGGGGATACAGCGCGATGGAACAGTGTTCGACAAAGAGTATTATGTCGACGGTCTGTGGGTGCGATTCCAAAGAGGCAGGCCAAGAAAGATTCGCGGGTATAGGATCATTGCGGATAAACTATCTGGGCCATCCAGAGGTATATGGGTAAATCCCCGAAATAGCGTTACGGACGTTTTCAGCGGTTATGCTGGAGGGGTGCAATCGTTAACTATTAATTCCAACGGCGACGGCTCTGGACTTGCTGACTTCACGTTGAGTTCATTCACGTCGAGCCCCCTTAACCTATGGCAGTTCGATGGCTTCTTCAATCGTGAGGGGGGTATCGCCTCGATTGTGGCTCATCCTGGCCAGAATCTGGCAGCAATAGCAAATGAAACAAACACTCCGGTGTTGATCGGGGACGTTACTGGCACCACCATGGGTCCGCTTGGCGTGTTCACGATAGCAGCGACTCTCGCCTCTTCTACTACTGTAACTGTGGCCACCACCGCGCTGATCGGTATAGGGCAGAAAGTATCTGGAACGGGCATTCCCGCGAATACGTATGTGGTGGACGTACCATCTACGACCACGTTTACCATCGACAATGCAGCAACAACCACTGGGTCGTCTACGCTCACGATAGATAACGAAGTTTCGGTGTCTGGTGGAGTCGTAGTTCTGCACCCCTACATATTCGTGTATGGCAATGATGGGTTAATCAGGAATTGCGCGGCAGGGAATCCTGACGATTGGGTCGGCGTCGACGCAAACGAAACTAACGTGGCAACGGGCAAAATCGTGCAGGGTCTTCCTGTGCGCGGCGGCTCAAACGCACCTGCGGGGCTTTTTTGGTCACTCGATTCGTTGGTGAGGGTTTCGTACATTGGCGGTGTGGGAACGCCCCCTGCATTCTGGAGATACGACATCGTAACGAGTCAAACTTCGATATTGTCTGGACAATGCGCTATCGAATATGATGGCATTTATTATTGGGTCGCTTCTGACCGCTTTATGCTTTATAACGGCGTCGTTAAAGAAGTTCCGAATAATATGAATCAAAACTATTTCTTCGACAATCTTAATTACAACCAGCGACAAAAGGTCTGGGCTACCAAAGTTCCAAGGTTCGGCGAGATTTGGTGGTTTTACCCCAGGGGTGATTCGATCGAATGTAATGATGCTATTATTTACAACGTTCGCGAGAACACATGGTACGACGCTGGTGGTGCCGTGGGTGCTAGAAGGTCAGCGGGTTATTTCTCTCAAGTGTTTCAGTATCCGATAAACGCTGAGTGGGTGCAAAGCGTTCAAGAAGTAGTTACTTCAGTCACTGTTAACACCACTTCAGGTTCTGCTATTGCGACATCTGACTTCTACAATCCGACTGTCGAGATTCTCCAAATCGCAAGCGCTTCTTCGATCCCCAGTGGTGCGACCGTTGTTGAAATTCAACAATTCGGCTTGAAAACGCTGGGGAGTCTTGTTGGGGGTGCGGGTTATACCCCGGGTACCTACCCTAACGTGCCTCTCATATATCCCGGCCTTCCATCACCTTCCGAAATCGGTAATGGGGCACTTGCCACCATTGTGATTAATGGGTCTGGTGTCGTAACGACCGTCACGATTACAGACCCTGGGGCGATGTATGTGGTTGGTCAAACTCTGACCGTTGATAGTGCGGATGTTGGTGGTGCCGGAGCGGGATTTCAGATTGATGTCGTAGCTGTTTGGGCGATGACATTGCTGCTTTCCGACCCGGCGACATCGACCAGCACAGTTGTCGCGGTATTTGAAACGGTGCCCGGATTGGTGAAGTTGTGGCAACACGAAGTAGGCGTGAACGAAATCAATGGTCAAAATATTAGTGCCATCAAGAGTTCAGTTGAAACGAACGATTTGGGGTGGGTGTCGGGCGGGCCTTCGCAGCCGTCGCCGATCGGCGAGAACATGTGGATTCGAGTCGACCGAGTAGAGCCTGACTTTATTCAAAGTGAAAATATGGAAGTACGCGTTACGGGTAGGCCGTTCGCGGATTCACCCGACGTAACTTCAGACCCCTATATATTTGCTCCGAGTCAAGGTAAAGTGGATATGCGGGAGCAGAGGCGCGAGATGCGGTTGATATTCACTAGTAACGTACAAGACGGTGATTATCAAATGGGTAAAGTTATCATCAACGCCGAGTTCGGCGATGTGAGGCCAACATGACTTTTGGTCTCACATATGACCCTAGATTCCATACCTGGGACTCCTGGGCGAGTCTTATGTGTGAACTGTATGCTGCTCAGAACCTTAGCGCACCCCAGTCGGAAGACAGCTGGCGCGAATGGGCCATGGGTATCAAAGGCATCGACATTTTCGCTAACGAATCCGTTCCCGATCCGAATACGTATGCCAACTGGTTCGATTGGGCACAAGCTCTCATGCTTTCAGTTAACCCATCTCCTCAATCGATATGATGGAATCAGCCGAACAGGAAGAAGTAATGCGCATAGCGCACGACCACTTTTTAAAAACGACCGGCTCCGAGGAAGGGGCTCAAGGGATGTTAGCTGGTCTTGCTAAGGTGGTACAGGACCAGGGATCAAAGCTGGTGCACATTGGCAACGTGTTATTTTTAGTTTTGGTGAGGGCCAAAGGTGTGGTTGAAGTCCACACTCTTGGGGAAGAGAGCAGGCCAAGAGAGATGGCGAAGAACTTTTTGGACTTGGCTAAGTATTTGAAGAATATAGGTGTGAAAACGGCATACACCTACTCTGAGGACGAGAAGTTTAAGAAACTAGCCAAAATGGTCGATCTGCCCGTGCAACAATACGAAGCCAAGCACGAAGGCAAAGATCTTAATGTGTTCGTGGTGGAGCTGTAAATGCCAGCAGCAGCATTCATAGTCCCGTTTCTCGGTGTCTCGGGTGCTTTATCCGCTATTGGTGCTGGATTAGCTACGGCTATTGGCATAGGCACAGTAAGTGCGGCAGCAGCTACAGCTATTGGCGCTGGAGTTGTATCTGCCGGTATAACAGCAGTGCAAGGTGGTGACGCTGACGACATACTGAAGTCGGCTGTTCTTGGTGGTGTCTCATCCTATGCGGGTTCGGCTATTGCGAGTTCCGTTGCATCATCTGTTACAGAATCAATTCTTAGCAGCGGAAGCGAAAGTTTAGTAAGTAAGTCGGTAGCTGAGGCTATGGGCCGAGTCGCTGGACAAGCGGTCAGTAGCGGCATAACATCTGGCACATCGGCACTAATACAAGGTGGGGACCCGATTGAAGCACTCATAAAGGGTGGTATATCCGGTGCGCT